CTAGCTCTTGCGCTTGCTGTATCGCATTGGCAATACGCCACTGGTACGCATCTTCAAACGCATCGTACAGCTTCCAGAACTCTTGCTCTAAACGTGTCATCTCGGTCTGGTAGTCGAAGTAGCTGGACGTTGGGATCAGACGCAGCCCCATGTCAGACCACGGTAGAGTCATGGCGTAGTGGATGTTGCGTGCGTTACCTACGAACTTCTTGAGATCGTCAAGCTCAGTGCAGCCAGCCAACAGGTTCTTGTTGTAGTTACCCGCTCTATCCGACGCGCCGTTGTCACGAGCAACTTTCTTGCTCACCTCCTTGTCTTTCTTACGTGCAGTCCACGTTGACACGTTTAGCTGCACCAGCATCGCAGACGAACTAATGCTCGGCACGTTGCTGACGGTTGGTTTCTCGGTTAACCGCTTGTGTATCAGCGTGTCTGTTTCTTGGTTGATTTGTTGAATGTTGTTTGCTTGTTCCATTGGAACCTCCGTTTTGCTTAGTGGTTGTTATAACGTGTTATAACGGTTTTCGATTTAGGAATAGTTGGTACGCAGCATCGCGTACTGGTTTGGATTGGTCGACCCATTCATCTGTTGCGTCAAAATACGAGGGTGCTGGCTTGTCAGGCAGAGATGACTTACCCGCGCCTCCTTTGTAGTGTTCCACTTCTCTTTCATACACGAGCACCATACTGCCGTGCAGTGTTGATAGGTTTATGGTTGTGTGGCTGCTGCCGACAGGCCACGAGTCGAGATACTGGACGCCGCCCTTGATATACACACGAGCCGACATGTACTTAGGCCACAGACGGAACAGTGCGTTGAGCCGCGACTGTGTTGTGCGCGTCGGGTGCCCAGCATTACTTCCCCATAACTTCTTTGCCCCATCCCGATTCGACATGGTGGCAATGCAGTTGCCGTACAGTAGCAGGTCGAGGTCGCCGGTCTTAGGGTTGCGTGTGGACTTGGTGTTGCCCATCGCTTTGGTCTTACCATCGACAAACGCGCCAATCACTCGCTTTTCTATCTCACGCATTGTTGTCTCCTGTTTTGCTTAGTGGTTGTTATAACGTGTTATAACGTCTGGCTGTCGGCGTGGATCTCCCCACCAACAAGACATATTATCTCACATATAACGTGTTATGTCAAGTAGTGGTATCTGGTGGTATCTGGTGTGTGTACGTGGTTTGTACTGTAATGTTCCCTAATTGTTCCGTCACGTAGGTTTGTAAGTTATTGAAAAGTAAGTAATGTTCCAATGTTCCCGATTTTGAAGAATTACTACCCTATTTTTCTTTAGCGAGAAGAGAGGGAACAAAGCCTCTTCTGTAGATAAATTTCAAAAGGTAGTTAAGTAATTTTCTAAAAAAGGAACATTATATATATATAGGCTTAATCACATGCCAGAACAAAGTCACATGCGATCAGATACCACGAGATACCACCAAACTAATGTTCCTTTTTGGCCTAAAAAAAGGGAACATTGCAGGAACATTTAGGGAACATTACGGAACATTACAAAGTCAAAAAAAGAACATTCATTCTGTGCCATTTCGTTACGTCCTATGCGGTACGCAACGCTACGAAGGGAACTGGCTTCACCTAATGTTATAACGTGTTATAACGCAACATCCACGCAACGCTACGCACAACGCTACGAAGGGAACTGGCTTCAAAAAATTGAAGCCAAAAAAAACCCCGCCGAAGCGGGGTCTCTTCTAAGATCGTAGATCTTATTTTTTGGTGATGGATTTTGTGAGGAAAACATCATAAGCCTTCACCATTACTTCATAGCACTTCGCCTGATCTTCGATGGATAATTGGGCAATCATATTCAACAGCCCGACCATTCGCGGATCGCGGATCTGCGGTGGCAATACCGAATCGGCTTCGGTGGCGGTGCCAGATTCGGGCGTCATATCCTGCGCGGTTGATTGCGCTTTACCCTTCGCGGTTTCAGCCTTAGCCGCACGTGCCTTTTTAGTCCGCCCGTCGGTTTTCGTGCCATTGGCCAGCGCCTCCATACGCGCCAATGCTTTACCGATTGCACCCATTCTCGCGCCAATGTATCGCAACAGCGCGGTTTTCGCCTCGCACGCCTTCCCGCTTATAGCGGCCTGATCGGCCTTTGGTAGCGATGCGATCACGGCGCCGCGATAGAAATTGTAAACCGCGTCTGACGATGCGGTGGCCAGTTTGAAGTCCCGTGATTCCGCGCCCGCTTCATGCATTCTCTGGTTGAACGATTTGGTCGAATTGTTGAGGCGATCTTGGGCGCGCTCAACCGCACGCTCGGCACCGCGTAGTTCGCGTAATCCATCGGTGATGATCGCGCCGATTTCTAATTGGCTTTGGGTTAAGTTTGTGTTTTGAGAATTTGGCATTTTTAATGCACTCCGTTTTGTTTATATTGCATCGGCTGTTGGCCCGTCCGATGATCCTATTGTAACCCGAAGTAACCTATGTCGTCCAATGGTATAACGTGTTATATCATGTTATAACAAACCCACCCCTCCCCTATACCCCGCGCACAGCAACGGGACTCCTAGCTGTCTGTATATTACTAATACGCTCAAATAATCCCTATCTCCAACCATTCGACGTAACTTTTTGTATTTTCTGGTGGTGTTTGGTGGTTTTTTGAGGCCGTTCCCTAACCCCTACACACAGGAAACCCCCCACCCTAAAAATTTAAGTCCCTGTACCTGCAAAAATTTTTTGTGTATATTCCCGCCAACGGCGGTTAGCCAGCGACACAATTTATGACTTTACTTATAGAACCTGAAATCGGCGTTCCTTTTTCGGATGACATGTCATATGTAGATTTGAAGGAACGTGCAGCGGCGGCGTGCAATACGGCGTTGAAACTTGCCGAGCACGGATTAGATATTGAACCCACCCAAGAAGACGAAGACGTGGCAGCGAAACTTGCTGTCGCTTACGCGGACAATCCAGAAAAAACTTCTAAAAAGGCTTCTACGAGGAAGACGGCGGCGCTTACGCCTGCCTCACTGGTCTTAACGAACAACATCTTGCAAGAGTTCGGGCATTCTGTTGCAGAAAGTGCAGTGCAGATCAGGCACCTCGTCACAAATAAACTCCTGCTGGAGTCAGAGAACGCTGACCCGCGTATTCGTATGCGTGCGTTGGAGCTTCTAGGTAAGATCTCAGACGTAGGGTTGTTCGCAGAGAAGTCAGAAGTCACTGTAACGCACCAATCCACCGAAGATCTACGTAACAAGTTACGTGGTAAGCTAGAGAAGCTGATTAACGTAGACGACGTAGTGGCAGATGCCGAGTACGAAGAGGTGCTAGATGGCAAAGTATTCGATGTGCGGGCTGAGCTAGGGTTAGATGGCTGAGGCCGTTCCCGATTTTACAGAGGAGGAAGTGCAGCAGATGCTGGACAACCTCGACAGCTTCTCGTCGGAAGAAGTTGCAGAGATAAATCGCATCGTCGATGAGCTAGAAGCGCGGCAGACTAACCAAGCGGCGTATGATGACCTCATAGAATTCTGTAAACGGATGCAGCCAGACTATATCGTGGGCAAGCATCACCGCATATTGGCTGATATGTTGATGGCAATTGAGGCGGGGGACAAAGATCGCATCTGTGTGAACATCCCGCCACGCCACGGCAAGTCTCAACTCGTGTCTATTTTCTTCCCAGCGTGGTTTTTGGGGCGGAATCCGAACAAAAAAGTGATGATGGTGTCCCATACCACCGATTTGGCGGTGGATTTTGGTCGAAAAGTGCGAAATTTGATCTCTACAGACGCATATCAGGCCATTTTCTCCACCGTACAGCTTGCAAGTGACTCAAAATCAGCCGGTAGATGGAATACAAACGCAGGTGGCGAGTATTACGCCTGTGGTATTGGCTCTGCACTGGCTGGTCGTGGCGCAGATTTGCTGTTGGTGGACGATCCGCACTCAGAACAGGACGTAATTAACGGTAATTTCTCTGTATTTGAGAAAGCCTACGAGTGGTTTACGTTTGGTGCGCGTACTCGTCTTATGCCGGGGGGTCGCGTAGCTATAATTCAGACCCGATGGCACATGGATGACCTCACTGGGCGTGTTACACGCGACATGGCCCAGAATGAGCGGGCTGATGAGTACGAAATCGTAGAATTTCCCGCCATATTAGAGGTGGAGGACAAAGAAACAGACGACATAGTGGAGAAACCGCTGTGGCCTGAGTTTTTTGACCTAGAGGCGCTGCTGAGAACCAAGGCGT